ACATAATCCACGTCTTTTCGTACCGTTCTCAGGGACGGGGTCGGAGGTTATCGGCGCGGCGCTTGCCGGTTGGCAGTCCATTGACGCAGTCGAGATAGACTCAAGTTACGTCTCTATAGCGAAAGAACGCCTATCTTTTTGGTTAGGGATGCCTATTCAACTGGAGCTGTTCTACGAATGAGCGACAATCCGATCACGCCTAACGCAACGCTTGTTACACCGCCTCCGCTCACCCGCTCACAATGGCTTGATTGTGAGGACAAAGCGCGGAGCGCAGTGATCGCCTCTATACCTAAGCCTGAAAAGGCGCAATTCGAAGTCGAGAATTTCGCCGCTTACCCGCGTTGGCTGACCCTAGCCTTGACAATCGGGTTACTTATCGTTGCCGCCGGAGCGTTGTATGTGAGCGCGGGCAAGCAACTCGCGGCGGGCGATATCGTGTTAAAATCCGTGCTAACCCACACGGATCGCGTGAACGAGTTCTGGGTATCAACGGGTCTTATCGTCCTTGTCGTGATGGGCGAGATTGGCGCGTTGACTTTTGGGCTTAGCGCGGGCTTGTTAGCCCAAACGCGGACGGCTAAGCGCGTATTCCGCGCTTTCATGGTGATGAGCGCGGCGATCGCCTTGCTTGCCAACATATCCATGACGGCGTCTTACCCTCAAAACGAGGTGATCGTGTTTCAATGGTTCATCACGATCCTAGCGCCGTCGCTTGTGTTAGGAGTTGGCTTCGTTTTCGAAAACTTGCTCATGCAAGAGCTTGAAAAGCGGGCGGCGCGCATCAAAGCGTTCAACGATGCTGTTCAGTTTTATCACGCCGTGTTGCGCGACCCTAAGACCGCGCTGCCTGAGCGCTATCAAAACGAGCTTGTGTACGCCGTCGGCGAGGCGTTGCGCGACAATTGCAAGACGGCGGACGGCAAGAAAGGCGCGCTTTACAAGCGGTATCTAGAGCAGATTGAAGCCGATCCGCGCTTTGAATACCAATGCATAGCAGCGGAATTCGATCGCCACATGGTCTCGTTTAAGGATTTTATGCGGGCGCGCCCTATTTGACGCCGGGCGCGCATGAGGCAGGGCTCGGCGATATGGACGGTCAAGCGGTAGTGAAGTCGGTGGTCAAGGCGGTGGAAGAGGTCTTACATGAAATCAAGCAAGCCTTACGGGATGAAATTTCACTGGCTACAAATGAAATTTCAAAGTCACGAAATGAAATTTCACAGGGCGACGATGAAATTTCAAGGCGTGAAATTGAAATTTCATCAGCTGCGATTGAAATTTCATCCGATGAAATTGAAATTTCAGGGCGCGACAAGCGCGGCAAGGGCTCGCGCTATAGCGGTCGAGAGACTGTTAGACAAGGCGTGGCTGAAATTTCAAGTGAAATTTCATCCGTTGCAATTGAAATTTCACCTGAAATCGCCGGTCAACCTAAGCCGCTCAACGCTAAGGCTGTCGCGGCTATCCTACGCCGCAATCCTGAGCTGCTCAAAATGCGCGGCAAGGATTTGGCGGCAAAGTTTGGCGTTACGCCGGTCGTCATCACTAGGGCGAGGAAGTTAGTGGAGCATGGCTAAGCGTCTGTTTGAAAGCCCGTCCCTTTTCCAAGAATTCATGGATAAACCCTTCAATAGGGACGAACAACCGCTCGAATTCTATCTTGAGCGGTTTAAGGCGCTTATCAAAAGCGTCGCCAATCAATACTTGGATTTGGCTGAGAAGGCGGCTTATAGCTTTGAAGATTTGACGCAGATCGGTTACGAGACCCTTCAAAGGGCTTATTGGCGGTTCGATCCCGATCGAAAACGCCGCAACCGGGCGAGCGGCTCGATCGGGCATTTCTTCTCATATGTGAAACAATCAATCATACGCTCGATTGAACGGGAGGTGTTTGCAGCCGTCGGGTTGCCTAGTAGCTACCGAGCGAACCGCTCACCTGAAATCATCCCGATCGCTCAGATGAGCCTTGAGCGGCTCGATGATGACGGCTTTATCCCCGCCCAGTTGATTGACAATACATCGTTAGAAAATGAGATAATTAAACTAGAAACAAACCAAGAGCGACTTGCAATCATCCGCGAGAACCTGTACACTCTAAACAACGCTGAGCGGTTCATCGTCGAGAGCATGATGCGGGGGATATCGCTTGAGGAGATCGAGAGCGAATTCCCAGACGGGCAAGCCGAGACCGTCAAAGCCGTGTTCAGACGAGCGGTCGCCAAACTGAGAAGAACAACCCGAAAGAAAGGTCGAGACAATGCTGATCTCAAATGAGCGCTTCAACGCGCGCTACAACCCTCGTGATGGTAAAACCTCACCTATCGCCGACCTCGAATTCAAGTGCATTCAATCGGCGGCACGGAACTCGTACGGCGACCCCGATCTTTTTGAAGACCTGCTACAGACTGCATACGAAACCGTGCTGGTCTGCGCTAAGCGGTTCGATCCGTCTAAAGCGGGCGGCGATACCTATCGGCATTTCTTTAACTACACCTCCGCCGCCATTGACCATAACGTCCGCGACACGGCGATCCGATTCAGTAGCAATCCTAAGCCGATTCTCAAGCAGACCTCAAAAGAGGGGTTAGCCCAACAGCCAGCGAAAGTTACCGGCAAGCCCGCCAAACAACGCGGCAAGCGGCGTGTTGAGTTCATATCTGATGAGGTCTTAGACCTGCACCCCGATCCCGCCCCTACCCCAGAAGCAGCGCTTGAAATCAAAAATCGTGAAGAGAAAATCAAGGCGCTGCTCAAGATCGCTCTCGACGCCTTAGACGAGCGGCTGCGCTTTCTAGTCGTGACCCGATTCGGGCTTGAAACGGGCGAGCCTGTTGACGGCGCAGCTTTGATAGCGCGCTATGAAGCTCGTTTCGGCGAAAAGCCGACTAAGTTGAATACAATGTACAAAAGCGCTTTTCGCAAGATGCGTGCTGCATTAGAGAGGGTAGGCTATGCCGCGAAGTCGGAGGCGATCGCCGAGCTTTTCGGAATCTGAGCCTGTCGAGATCGTTTTCGAGACCGAACTCGACGTTTCGAAAAAACTGCCCGCTTACGTGAGCCTTGCCGACCGAGCCGTTGATGACGAGACGGCTCGGCGGCTCGGTGTTTTTCTAGTCAAGGTCACAGAAGGGCTGCCGCTTTCAAACGCGGCAAGCGGGAGCGGACTGCCCGTCAAATTCGTCAAGGGGTTGCTCAAGGAGAGCGCGCAGTTCAGCGATTTGTATGAGCGCGCCGTGTCCATATTCGTTGAAAAGACGCTCCACGCGCTCAAGACGGATAACAAGGCATGGCAACGTTTCGCTTGGATTCTAGAGCGTCGTTTTCCTGAGGAATTCGGCAATGGCGCGCTGTTGCGGATATCTGATGAGGATCAGCTGCTGCTCCGTAAGCTGGGCATGACCCCGCAAAGCGCATGGCGCGCGTTGATGAGCGCTCTAGAGCGCAAAATGGTTGAACAGGATGAGCAAAGCAGCCAATCCTAAACGGACGACGCGGCGGCAAAAGCAGGCGAAAGCCGACAAAGGGCAAGATTTGCTGAACGCCGCCCTTGCCGAGCTGACGCCTGTCATTACAAGCCGTGTCACGCCCGTCCCCTTCAAATTCAATATGACGCCGATGCAACGCCTTATCTATGAAAACAAGGCGCGTTTTAGAGTCGTCGCTTGTGGGAGGCGAGCGGGGAAAACCTATCTAGGGGCGATCGTCGCTATCGAGACCGCCTTGAAAGGCAAGGATGTTTGGTGGGTCGCCCCGACTTATGAGATCGGATTGATAGGCTTGCACACTATCAAGCGCTTAGCAGCGCCTGTCGGCTTCACTGAGAATCGCACACGACGCCTGATCCAATTCAGCAAAGGGTTCATACAAGTGAAAAGCGCCGACAAGCCTGACAATCTGCGAGGAGCAGGGCTTGATTTGGCGATCTTCGATGAGGCTGCCCTTATGCCGCCTGAAATTTGGAATGAAATCCTGCGCCCGACTTTGATGGATAGGCAAGGGCAAGCGCTGTTCCTCAGCACGCCTAAAGGCTTGAATTGGTTTCATGAGATTTTCAGGAAAGGCTTGGAAGGAGAGACTGACTGGGCTTCTTTCAATTTCCCGACATCCGCCAATACATTCTTGCCTAAGATTGAAGCTGAAATCGAAGCGGCGAAAGCGGCAATGCCCGACGTGCTGTTCAAACAAGAAATTTTAGCTGAGTTCATAGATGATGTCGGCGGCGTGTTCAGCGCCGTGCTGGACAACGCGACCTTGTCCCCTGAACCGCCCGTCGCCGGTGCGCTCTATAGCGCAGGCATTGACCTCGCTCGCCTTAACGATTACACGGTCGTGTCCATTTTGCGCACGGATGTATCGCCTGCGCGTCAAGTCTTCATTGACCGATTCCATCAAATGGCATGGCAAGACCAAATCGTGCGAATCGCTAATACGATTAGCCGTTACAAGCCGCAAACCGTTAGGGTAGACCAAACAGGCGTCGGCGACGCCGTCTTGCAATTCGCCCGTTCGCAATGGGCTGCGCATGGCGCGTCGGTAATCGGCGTGACCTTGACTAACGAGGTCAAGACTTCAATCATCCAAAATTTGGCGCTCGCCCTTGAAAAGGGCAACTTGCTACTGCTGAACGATCCTGTTCAGAAGATTGAATTGGTTTCGTTTGAGATGGAACGGCTTAGCAGCGGCAGGTTTAGATACGGCGCGCCTTCAAATAAGCATGACGATACCGTGATCGCCCTCGCCCTAGCCGCCCAATCCATCACGTCGCCAAACGACGTATGGTGTGCAGTTTGGTAAAACACAAGCGCGCAGCTTGTTCGCCGCGCGCTTGAGCGCATTGTCTGTTTGGGCGGGATTAGCTTTGGCTATCCTCCGGGATTTCCCCCGTCTCTAGAATACGCTTCAATACGCCCGCAATGTAGGCAACGACCTGCTCGGCGGCGTAGTTGAACTCGTCACGATAATGCTCTAAGATCGCCTTGCTACCCCGAATTCGAAGCGCGTCCGGCGAAATGCGGTGCTTGTCGATCGCCAAATCAATGAAAGCATCGTACTTCTCATCAATGATTGACTTGACCGATCTAGAGACGCCTAAGTCGTGCATGAGAGTAGAGGTGGTCACCGAAACCAACAGACGACGCTCTTCATCGCTTAGCTGCTCGAATTTACGCTTGCTCATAAGCATACCCTCCTACACACAAAATTAGGCTAACGCCTCCAATCGAGACATTTGCTGAAAACGCGATTTTTGAGGCTTTCTGAAGGTTTTTGGAGCTAGGGGTATAATCACTAGGGGTAAGGTAGTTCGTAGGGCTTGTAGCCCGATTTTTGAGGCATTTTGATACGCTACGCAACTAAAAGCCACCCCCGAAAAAAGAGAGACCGATCCCCCCGCCCCGCCCCCTCAATACAGCCCGATTAGAACAGTTGAGCGCGACAGTCAACGCTAAGCGTGAGCATTGCGATAACCCGCTCAAGCGCTGCCGATCGCCGGCGGGCGCGATTGGCGGGACTAGCGAAGCCTATCCCCGCTAAGGCGCGTAAGGGCGTTGGCAATTTAGGAGGGAAGCGATAGGCGAGGTAATTAGCTAATTAAGGGGGGTTGACCGAATTTAGGGTATTATATAACTTAGCAGGTTTTGGCGATAGCCCAAAAATGCCGATCAGAGCTAGGGCGGCGGATTTTCAATTTCACTGCAAACTCACCATTAAATATTTAATGATGGCTTTGTAGTGAAATTGAAAATGCGTTGGCTGCTGCCTCCTCTGCTTGTCGTTTTCTTGTCCGGCGGCTTTGGTTGAGTTACTAGGCTGCTCTAGCGTTCGGCAGCGCTGCTAAGTTGCTTTAGAGGAGATAGCGTATGGTCTTGCCAATTTTCAGTTTGGCGCGGCAATTCAACTTTAGAGTCGTGATAAAAGACGGCGCTTACTTGTTAGGCGGCGCGGGTTTTGCATTCATCCCGATCGAGGGCGCTTTCAAGACGGCGCGCAAAATCCTGCGCATTCCACCTGAGGACGGGCGACTTCGCTTTGAAAGCGGCGTGGTTATCGTCGAGCGCGATAATGGGCTGAGCCTTGCTGAGGAGGCTTTGGCGACCGAGCCTTATAAGCACAAGCTACCGCGCCGCAATCGGGAGCGCATATTGCGCGGGTTCACTATCCCTAACAACATGCTCCCCGAATGGATAGGCGGTCTTAGCTTACCCGCCGCCATAAGCGATCATTTGGTTTGTTTACCCGCCCGCCGCGTTAGCTTTTCGGATGGATATGCAACGGTTTTGACGCCTGACTGCCATATCTCGACGCCTATCAATCCTGAAATTGATATCGGCAAGGCGTTCGATATGGGCTTGATACTCACGGCGCGGGCGTTATCCTTCTATAGCTGCGCGGTTGTTGAAAGCGGTTTGCGATATTCCGATAACACACGCGGAGTGTACGTATTTGCGCAAGCGCTCAAGCCGCTCAAGCCTTGTCGCTTTGAAGGCGGCGATGTGATTCCAGCGCATATGCTGAGCTACCGTGTCTTGGGTGAAGAGGCTGTGGTTGATTTAAGTTGTATTGATCGCGAGCCGATTCGTGTCTCGCGCAGTCCGTTTGTGGCTATGATGCAAACTGCTAAGACGATCCGCATCAAAGTGGTTCGGAATTTCGCAATGATTGAAACCGAGAGCGGGATCGGTAGCCTCAGGCTGAGGAGTTGAGCATGGCGAAACGGGCGTCTATCCGCCGCAAATTGGCGCGGCGTTTTCAGGTAAGCCAACAGTTCAGTAGGGCGTGGTATGTCGGCGACGCGACCCGCTCCGATAAATTGCCGCCCGCTGAGATGAGCGTCGGCAATGCAGGTCTGTTCAATCGCGATGAACAGGCGGCGATCTACGCCGCTTCAATAACGGCGTGGGCTTGTGTGAAGTTCAGAGCGGACGCTATCTCTAACATTGATTTGGTCGCGCAAAGCGACCTTGATTCGCAATTAGAGTACTCCCCCGCCCGCGATTTCGTTGAGAATTCGCGAGAGCTGCTATGGTTGCTATCGGCATCTCTTTTGGTTTTTGGCGGCGCTTTCCTGTATAAGGTTCGCAATGAATACGGCTTGCCGACGGCGGTTACTTTCATATCGCCGATGGACATAACGGTTCAGAGCGATTTAGTGACAGGCGAGCCGTCTCGGTTTCTGCTAACGCATTCTTTTCAGGAAATCCCGCAACGCGACTTGATTTTCCTACGCTTGCCAACGCCGCTAGGCACGCGGTATGGCAACGCTCCTTCCGATATTATCCGTTATCGGGCGGTAGCGGAGCGCAACTTAGGCGAATGGTCACGCCAATTCTTTGCTAACTCCGCGCGCCCGGACGGGCTGCTCATCTTTGAAGGCATGATTACGCCTGAACAGCTTGAGCGGCAAAGGGAGGCTTGGCAACAAATGCGAAGCCCAAGCAATGCGTGGAAAACGTTTGTCGCTGGGTCAACACAAGGCGGCAAATGGACATGGCAACCTATCACACCGCCTCCGACCGATTTGGCGATGCGGGATTTCTTGGATCAAATTCGTTTTGATATCTGCGCCGCCTATCAAGTGCATCCTACCCTGTTAGGCGGTAGCCCGTCCGACCCGCTCGGCGCTTCAAACACTTACAACGATGTTTGGTTGAACCACATCAGGCACGTCGCCTTGCCGATGCTACGCATGATTTTGGAGGGCGTGAATCGGCAATGGTTACAACGCGATTTCTCCGATATCGGTTATGAGCTGCGCGTTGAAATTGACCTTCACAAACTGAACCGTCTTATTTTGGCGACGCCAGAGCGCTTTAGTATGGCTTCCGCCGCCTTTGGTAGCGGCATCATGACTTTGGACGAAGCGCGCCAATTCATTGGTTTGCAGCCTTCGCCGCTGGGCTTGCAAACGGACGCCGCTCGCGTCTTGCCGTTCTATCAAGGCGGCGTCTTGACCCTGAACGAGGCGCGCGCCGCGCTCGGCTTAGATAGGTTGCCAACAGGCGATGTTGTATTGGTCAACGGCGTCCCGACTCCCGTCGTTGAGATCGGCAAGCCTGTTCAGCAGCCGTTGTTGGCGCCCCCGCCTGTTCCAACACAATTGCCTTTGATTACCGAATCGCCCGCTCAGGATGATGAGGATTCGGCGGGTGAAGAGCGCGCGCCGCTAAGCGCCGAACAAATCGCCGAGCTGCGCAGTTGGCATTCGGCGGTTTTAAGCCATGCTATCCAACAGGGGGACTTTAATGCTCCGTTCAAACCCGTCAAATTGCCTCAAAAATTGGCGAATTGGATAGCCGAACAGCTGCGAGGCTACTGGAATCCCGACTTGATTTTTGAGCGGGCTGAAAGGCTTGAAATTGAAGCGCCTATTGAGGCCGCGGACGGTAGCGCTTTTTGGCGGCAGTTGGAAAGCGATCCTTCGCTAAACTCGCTTTTCGCCGACTTGTTTGTTGAATCACAGCGGCTTAGCGAGGATGATTTGGCTCAACTCGACGCGCTTGTGAGCGACACGCCTGCATCGGAATTGGAAAGCGCGCTGTTGGCATGGTTCAGCGAATGGTTAGAGCGCCATGCGCCTGATTATGAGCAGCGTTTTGCAAAGCATTACGCGGGCGCGTTTGTGAGCGGGGTCAAGGCGGCTGATGAGCAGTTGCGAAGCGCGGTCGCCAAACGCGATTTGACTTTCACAATTGATTGGAATCTAGTCGCGGACGAGGCGGTCGCTTACGCGCTTAATCAATCGGCGCGGCTAGTCAAGCAAATCAACCAAACGACTTTGCTGCAATTACAACAAGCGATTGCAGACGCGGTTAAAGAGGACGCTTCAATAGCGCGGTTGCGCGACGCCATTGCGGGGGTGTTTGCAGTACAGGGATACCCGCTTTCACAACAATTGCTCAATCGCGCGCAGTTGATCGCGGAAACCGAGCTGACTCGCGTTTACACGGAAGGCGCTTTTGAGCGTTACAAGACCGCCGGCGTGAAACGCGCAATTTGGCAGACCGCTCAGGACAAGGACGTTTGCTCAACTTGCCGCTCCCGACATAACGCGGTAAGCGATTTTCAGCGCGGGTGGCGATCGGCGTTAGACGGTCAATACTTGACGCCGCCCGCTCATCCACGCTGCCGTTGTTTCACCATTCCTGTTATAGAGGATGTTACCAATGGCGTTTGATGATTTGGAGCGGTTCACAGCCTTCATTTCACGGCGCGTTTCGCAACAGGCGCTCGAAGCCGCCTTATTGCAGGCGGCGCGCAAAACAGGCGTCGCGATGGAAAGCCTTGTCTTGCCAATTCCGCCTCCGCCTAATCGCCCGTTAGCGCCTGTTTATACGCTCGACGGTAAGCCCAGCAAATTCAAGACTGAAAAGCAACGGCGTTACGTGCTATGGGCAATACGGACGGGCGCGATTCGTGTACCCTATCGCCGAACCAATTCGCTGTACAGGAGCTTGACAAGCAAGGTTGAATTGACAGGTGGTAGAGTCTACATCACAGTCGGGTCGAACAAGTCTTACGCGCCGTATGTGATAGGCTTCCCTAGACAAGCGAGCTTGGTCTATCCACGAGGCTCGAATCAGCAGAGCTTCTATCATCGCCAAACAGGGCATAAGAGCTTACCTGAGCAGATTAACCTTCAATTGCCGCGCCTAATGCGCGTTTTCCTAAACGAGTTGCAACAAAACTTTTCTAATCCGTAAAACGGCTTTAATCATTCGTTAATCTGCTCCGCTTGACAACGGCTTGAGGCGTGCTATCCTTTGCATAGCTAACGCTTCTATAGCTAACGCTAGTAACTGTGAAGGATGTACGAAATGATTGATCTCAACCGCTTCGGCTTGTATTCCGCGCTGTACGCATTTGATTTCAAAACACACGCCCTCCTCACCTTTAACGGTGAAGAGGTTACGGGGCTTGACCAGCCCATTCGTAAGACGTGGAATGCTCAACCGACCGCCTCATTTCTAGCGACAGTCAAACCGCTTGTCTGTTGGTCGCCGACGCCTGAGGAGGCGGCGTCGCCTTTTATCTTCACCCGCGACGGTGTTTGGATTTACCGCTTTTCGCGGGTTGACTACACGCTTAGCAAGAGAAAAGGGCTTAAGGGCGCTTTCGGGGATTCCAAGTTTGTAGACCCCGCTTCGCTTGTTAATTTAGCCGCCCGTTGGTACACAACTGTTCTTGAGGCGTGGAAAGCATCGTAAGCCGTTGACCTGGACGGGTTTGATTCGACCTCACAAGACCGCTTCGGCGGTCTTTTTTCTCCTTAACAAGCGCCTTGCTAAGTTCCCTATAGAGGTGAGCGTTATGAGTTGCAAGTATGCTTTTGTCCGCTCAATAGACGGCGATCGTATTCAAGGCTATTTGGCGCTCTGGGGAACGCCCGATCAGCCCGATTGTTTCGGGACGTGGTTCGACCGCGACGAGCCGCCTGACTTCGGCTTGATTGACGGCGCGCCAATCCGCCTGATGTATGAGCATGGGCAAGACCCTGAAGTCGGCAAGACGGTAATCGGCAAGGTTGTGCGCACATGGCATGACGATATCGGCGTCGCCTTTGAAGCGGTCTTGTTTTCAGATAATCCTTATTATCGGAAGATACGGGATGAAATCAAGCTCGGCTTGTTAGGCGTGAGCAGTGCGTCCGCTGAACATCTTGCCGAGTTTGATGAGGATGGGCGGTTCAGGACATGGTTGCTATCTGAGGTTAGCCTTACAAAACGACCGTGCGAACCGCGCATGAAAGTATTGCATGTCGAGTTAACGCGTGATGCGATTCCTGTCTACCGCGCTAAGTTGATTGAAGACGATACAACGAGGAGAGATGAAATGGCTACTACACGGTCTTTTGAGGAAATGGGCATTCCGCCCGATGTTGACGCGACTCAGCTCCTGTCTTCATTGATTGAGCGGGACGGTGTTGAGAGCGTCGTCGCGCTTGTGAAGGCTATGGTGGGCGTTGATTCTATGCCTAGCAACATGGCTGAGATTGCAGAATCCGTCGAGCAATCGGCGGAGGAGGACGCATCTGTTAGCGACGCGGACGACGCGCCTGAGGATGATATGGCTGAGGAGGACGAGGACGAAACCGAAACCGCTAAACCCGCCCGCCCGCGCCAAAAGGTCGTCGCCGATCCGAAAGCGGTCGCTAAAGAGATGCTGCGCATGGTTATGCAGCAACCAAAGGAGCGTAAGCCCGTGATTACTGACGTCCGCGATCGTTTTTATGACGCTCACACGCCCGGTCAATTGGCTTTCGGATATCAGACAGTGCAGCATCTGGTCAAGGCGGGGCGCTTGGAAAGCTCAGCGCTGCGCGGCGACTTTTTGGCTCGTTTGGCGGCTAAGACCCGTTCTGAGGTGGCTCGCGGCGCATACGCGCGGCTCATGCCGCCCTACCGCGCCAATGAAGTCGTGCATACGGGGCAAGCGGGATTCGGCGCGGAATGGATGCAGACCTTGCCCGGCACGGAGCTGTGGGAAAAGGTCTATAGCGAAGCTCGCCTTTTCAACGCGCTTGTCGAGCGCGGGCTGAACTATGGTGAAATCCCGCGCGGTCACAATCAAGAGACTATTTTGGTCGAGGGCGCTAGTCCGACTTTCTATGTCGCGGGTGAGGTCACTGACGTGGCTTCTAACAGCGCTATCCCGACTCCTACATTCGCGACTTCAAAGTTCGCCACAGCTAAGCGCACGCTGAGCATCAAGAAGCTCGGCGCGGCTGTTGTCTTGTCACGCGAGATGCAAGAAGACACGATCTTTGACGTCCTTACCCAGACCTATACGCAATTGCAGCGTAAGGCGGCTGAGGAGATCGAGTTCGTCTTGATTAACGGAGATGAGGCGACTGCGGCTAACACGAACATCAATCTGATCGACGGCACGCCGAGCGCAGCCCCGACGCGCCCGTCTTACCTGCTCTTCAACGGCATTTTGAAGCTGCCGTTGGTCACGAATACGGCGCTCGCCTATGATGCAGGTAACACGCTGACGCCTGCCGTGTTCCTTGAGCTGCTCAAGCGCTTGCCCGCCGCCGATCAAATCCCTAGCGACCGCCTGTTGTATGTGATGGACATGGACACGGCGATCAAGACGATGTCGCTTGCCGAAGTGCAGACGCGCGATGTTTTCAGTTTGGCGACTCTTGAGAACGGCATGTTGCCCTTCCTGTACAAGATCGGCGTCTTGCCGAGCGCTTTCATGTTCAAAGGACGGGCTTCAGACGGTAAGCGGTCGGGTACTGACTCGAATAACAATCGCGGTCGTATCGCGCTAGTCCGCGCCGATCGCTGGGCTTTCCGTTACAAGCGCCAAATTGAGATCGAGACGGATCGCAACGTTTACACCGATAGCACGACCGTCGTGTGCTTCCTCCGTTGCGGCTTCACTAACTTTGCAGACACGACGGGCGCGACGGCAGCCTACAATGTGAGCGTGTCGATCTAAGGGGGCTACCATGCTGCTGAACATTAAGCAAGGGCAAATCGGGAGCGTGTTGCGTAAGGTTGTCAGTGCCTCAGGCGCTGACAGCCTAAGCCTCTCTGAAGGCGGCGTTTTGAGATTGACGGGCTCGACCGCTTATGACGTGACTTTGCGTCGCCCGCGTGTTGGAGCGGAGCTAATCGTGGTCAATCGCGGTAGCGCGGCAATCACGGTAACTTTTCCAAGCGGTTTCACGTGGGACGGCACTAATCGCCGCGCTAGTTTGCCTGCTAACGCTGTAATCTATGCAGTCGCGGAATCCGATGCTCGGATGATCGTCATCTCGACTGTCGGCGCGATTACCTACTCGAATCCGTCATGACGACTAAGCCACTGTTGCGAGTCGGCGAATTCAAGACGCTCGCCAATATCACTTCAAACAGCGCCGATTCGCAACTTTTGACGCTAATCGAGGCTGAGAGCGAATTCGTCACGGCGCGTTGCCAAAGGCGATTCGATCCGCATGTCGTGACGTTACGTTACACCGCCACGCCGACTTATCGCGGCGGTAACGTATCGTCATCAAATCGCCTAGTTCTATTGTTAGACTACGATGTTCAAAAGCTCATCAGCGTGACGAACGGCGATTCGGCGCAGACGGCTATCGCGCTCGCCGATGTTGAGCTTGACAAGACGTTGCGCACATTGCGCCTGTTGAGCGACACGCTCATATGGCAAAGCGATGTTGCGGACGGCAAGTTCATCGAAGTCAAGGCGGAATGCGGGTATGGCTACCGATTTGAGAATAAGGGTAAGACGCTCAGCGCTGCGCTGAACAATACCGCGACGACCTTTCAAAGCGCAGGCGCTTTTGAGCGCGGTCAACTCGTCAAAATAGATGATGAGTTTCTGTACATTACCGCTGTGAACGCGCCGACTTACACGGTCGAACGCGGCGCTAACGGGACGACGGCTGCCGCGCACGCGAATGGCGCGGCTATTCTAGAGTTCGACGCTCACCCGTCTATCAAGGATTATGTGAAGCGCGGCGTTCAGCTCCGCTTATCTCAGACGGGCGCGGTCGTGATCGGGACTAACGCGGCAGGCGACCCGATCCTTCAAAGCATCGGATCGGCGCGCGCTGCGCTTGTGCAGAGCCTTGCTTTAGAAGGCTTAGTAGATTTGAAAGGTTTTGGCGGCGTATGACGATAACCGTCGAGTTGTGCGAACGCATTGCCGAGTGCATACGGCAAATTCAGGGCGTCAAGCGTTGTTTTGAGCTGCCGCCGACGGTAGCGCCAAATGACATTGAAGCGCCATTGGCGTATATCGTCCCTCAAGACGTGGCGAATGCCTTACCGTTTGGGCAGGCGGGGGCGCAAATCGTAACGCGCAATTTTCAGGTCGTTTTCCTAATCGCCGAGCTTACATCTTCGCTAGGCATTGACGACGGCGATAAGGGCGTTACGGCGGCGAGGACGGCGCTCAACATTTGCGATCGCGCCATTCGGTATTTCTTAGACAACCCGCGTTTGCAAGTTCGCTCGAATGGCGTGCTATTGCAAGACGCTTTTGCTAAGTTGAGTGGGGACGTGAGCATCACGGCGACCGGGCTGCTCACAACGAATTACGCGGAGCGCGACTTTCTAGGCTTCAATTTGAACATGGCGGTCGCGTATCGTCTAATCACGGATCAGGTCAATTGACGGAGGGACGGAAATGCCTAAGGGTTACGGAGCAGGACTTCAAACAGCTCTCATTTATCTTGTGAACGATGAAGGCTACCCGACGGGTCAAACCGCGACCCTGAACAACGGTAGTTCATCGAATGCTTATTACTTGCCCGATGTTCGCGCGGCGCAGATCGCTTTTGCGGACGCTACCGTTGTTGACGTTACGGGCGGCGATAAACCGCGTTTGGCGAGCTTCAATTTCGGCGGGCGGCAGCTGAGCCAATTTGACATGGTATGCCCGTTGATTGACCCCGCGCTTGTCGCGCTTTTATCGAGCTCAACCGTTGACACGACGAACCAAAAGTTTGAACAGTACAGCACAAACACCAATCGCGACCTGCCTCGTGTCGGCGGCGTCATTTTGCAACAGCGCTTCCAAGAGAAGGACGGCGGCGCGTCAAAGATTCGGTCGCTTGTGATTCCGCGCGCGGAGTTGACGATCAAGACGGGCGGCTTTGAGTTTCAAGCTCCTGCCGACGTGACCATAACGGTTAACCCGCTCATGGCAACTCGCTCAGCCAACGGTATTCCGTTCAGCAGCTTGGGCATGGGTTTAGAGGACAATAGGGTTGACCATTACGAGATCATAAGCGGCAAGCGGCTGCATTTGGTGGTGTTGCGCGGCAATGGTACGGCGACGACCGTGACAGGCGCGTATCGCCCGACATCAGCGGACACGAGCCATACTAACGGATCGAACTGGCTCGCCATCAACGGTGTCGGCACGGCGTTGAGCAGCGTTAACACGACGACCGCCGTTTTCACTTTCAGCACACCCCCGTCGGCGGGTTCATACGCCGCGATCTTGTACGAGACGGACTTTGTAACGCCGTAATCTTTAGCGCGCTAAGGGGCGGCGGTAAGCCGCCCTTTTGGATTCGGAGGTGGGTATGGGCAGATTTCTCAAGTCAAAAACAATCGAGGCGTTTGACGGGCGTCTGCAAATTACTTTCAAGCCGCAAACGCTAGGCTTGCTTGTCGAGGCTGATGAATTCTTGACGGAATTCGAAGCCTTGCTCGACGATTACCGTATCAAAACCGAGACCCGAAAGGCGTTGAGCGATATTGCGGCTGAATACGCGACCCTGCTCGTCGCCACTGAATCCGTTGCGGTTAAAGCCTCCGTTAGCTTGGATGATGCGGTCGTCGCGGCTTTTGTGGCGTGGTTTACCGCGCTTGATTTAGACGATACCGATTTCGCGGATTTGTGGGAAGCGCGGCTTGAAATGCCCGATTGGATCGTCTCGGAATGGAGTCGGGCGTATTTGGAAGCGCAACGGCTGAACCATGACAAGGCAAGCGCGCCGACCGAAACGCTTAGCGCGGCTGAACAGGAGTCGCTCAAAAGCGAAGATAGCCCTTTAGCTTGAGGCGTTCAGCATGGCGCGCGCAGTTCAGGCAAGCCATGATTGAACGCGCGCGCAACGCCGTAATTCCGGAGTCAATCACATGCGAGCCAGATGATTGGGCTTTCAACTACCCGCCAATCATGGTCTTGCTTGGCTTTGATTTATGGCGTATGACCGATTTCACACGCCTGCCGACGCCTGAGGAGGTCGCTCAAGTCGACCGGCGATGGATTGAAGATTTGAGCGTGTGCTACGCGCTTTATCAGCACAAGGTGGAATGGTATAGGTGGCATGTTCAAAGCAACGCTTGAAATCATCCTCAAAGGCGCTAAAGAAAGCGCGCGGTCGGCTGAATCGCTGACTGCGTCGCTCAATCGCGCTAAGAAAAGCGCAGAAGCCTTGCAAGGCGCGGGCTTGAGCGGGCTTGAGCGGCAAGCGCGTTCGGCGGCGAGCGCGACCGAATCGTATGCACAGCGGATTAAGCGCGCTCAGCTTGAAATGCGCGCGTTAGGCGAATCGGCGCAACAAGCCTCTCGATCCGATTTCCGCCCATTGCTCAGCCAATTAGACGAAGTCGAGCAGAAAGCAAAACGCGCCTCAAGCGCCTTTTCGAGTTCGGCGACAGGCGCGGCGGAATCTTATACGCAGCAAATTAAGCGCGCGCGGCTCGAAATGCGAGCGTTAGGCGAATCAGCGCAACAAGCCTCGCAATCCGATTTCAGTCCGTTGCTTAGCCAATTAGACGATGTCGAACAGAAAGCAAAGCGCGTTTCAAGCGCCTTTCCTTCTAATCTCGCCAATCGTTTTGGCGGTGTGGTTGGCGGGTTAGTAGGGGGGCTTGGCACGACGATTGGCGGCGCGTTTGGCGGGGGCGGCGGCGTTGCACTCAGCGCGGCTTCGAGCGCTGTTGGCGCGGGGGTCGCGACGGGTGTAGGGAAAGCTGGGTTCGGTAAGTTAGCGTTTTTGGTTGGCGCGGTCAGCGCAGCGATAGGAGCTGTGGAGGGCGTTTTTTCAGAACTCGAAAAAACGATTGAGCGGCAAGTGGAGCGCTTCAAGGCGATTCAACAGAATCTCACTAATGTGGCGGCTTTCACTGCAACAGCGACGCGCAGTCAAATAGAAGCAGAGCTTACCTCTTTACAAGCAGAGGAGAAACAAAATGCGGCTCGGCGTGAAGCCATTAAGAGACAGATTGATCAAGTTAATGCAGCGGCGGACGAGGTCGCTAGAAACAACCCGTTTCATCCGATCATCCGAGTTGCGGCTGAGGCTGCACGGTCGCGCTATGTCGGTGAGTTAACCAAACAATTAGATGATTTGGAGATTGCATCTAATAAAAACAAGGACGCTCAAGCGAATCTAAGAAAAGCGCTTGAGGACGGCACGGTCGCCGCTAACAATGCAGCGCGCCTTGAGCAGGTATTGAAGGAGACGCGCCTCGCTCAAAACGTGCAGGCGGAGCGCACGACCGTTCAGCTTTACCAAGATTTGGCTAGAGCGCAACGCGAGGGCGGCGCTAAAGCGATCCGCGCGCGGCTTGATAGCTTGCGTGATGAGGAGGCGGCGATTAAGGCGGCTCTTGAGCGCTTGAACCGTATTCCAAAAGATCAATTGCGTGAGGACGAAATTCAACTAATTGCCCAGTACACTTTACGCCTTGCTGAAATTCAACAGATTATTGCCAACACAGAACGCGATATCTTACCCGCAGCTGAGGCTCGCGATCGCGAAATTGAGGCGATGGAAAGGCAGCGCCGTGTGCAGGAGGCGCTCACAAGGCAACGTGAGCGCGATGTTCAGCGGGCTATCCAAATCGTGGAGCAATTGAAACAACTTGACGCGGATTTCCAAGAAAAACAACGTTTGAAGGCGGAAGAGGCTGCTATACAGGCTCGACGGGATTCAGAGGCGGCGGAATTTCAGGCGCGGATTGAGCGCGCAAAAGAGGCGGAGCGGGCGGCGGCTGTTCAGGCGCGCATTGCCGATATTGAGCGGGACACGGCGCGGCGTATCGCCGATTCGCGCGCTAAATTTGCTCAGGAGTCGCTTAAAGCCGCGCGCCGCTTTAACGAGCAACGGGCGCAAATTGAGCGCGATTTCATGCGCAGAGAGCTTGACGCGCTTGAAAAATTCCGCTTGAGCGAAGCGCGACGGACTGAGGACTACTACCGCGACCGCAATCGCCGTTTAGAGGACTTGCAAGCGCAATTGACGGAATTGGCGGCGGAAGGCGATGTGGCGGGCTTTATTGCCGCGCAACGGGCGGGCGAGCGCGATTTGCGGCGCACGGCTGAGGATTTCGATGTTGCGGGGCGGCGCGCTAGTGAAGACTTTTTGCGGGAGCGGGAAGAGGCGCGGCGCGCTTTTGAAGAGCGGCTCGCCGATTTGCGCAACAATTACGCTCAGGAGCGCGCTGAACGGCAACGCGCTTTGCAGGATCAGATTGCCGATATCAAGCGCGCTAGTCAAGAGCGTATTGCTCAAGAGCGCGAGTCGCTTGTGAAGCGGATTAGCGAATCACAGCGGATTGAGCAAGAATTCGCGGCGCGTCGTTTACAATGGCAAGCGGAGGATCAGGCTCGCCGGGAGCGGCTTGAGCGCGAGGGGTATGAAAAGCAACGCGCCGCCCTAATTGAAGAGCAAAAGCGGCTATTGCCTGTTGTTAGACAGGCTTTCAAACCCGTCGAGCAGTTACTGAATCAGGTGGGTCAAACCGCTCTGCGGGTCTTAAACCTGTTCAGCGGGGGGCGATCGAGCGGGGGTAGGGTTGTAGCGAACGCAACAGGGGGTATCTACACAAGCCCTACAATCGGCTTGCTCGGCGAGCGGCGCGGATTCGGCGATATCGTGATACCTTTCAAGAAAAGCGAAGGCATTGAAAACGCCTTGAATCGCTTCTCAGCTAAGGCGGGCAATAAGACGGTCGTGGTCAATATCGGGCAAATTGGCGGCGATCCGCAATTTGTAAGGGCTGAAATTGATAAGTTAGGATCGAGGATAATCGAGGCGCTGATGAGCGAGTGAGGGGGCGATGGGAGAGGGGTTGCTAGACGCTTTGAAACGCCGATCTGAGACGGGCGAGACGTTTCGTGAAATCGCCGCCAGATTCGGAGTCAACCCTAACACGCTCCGCCGTCGCGCGCAGCGCCTGAACCTTTCCAATCCTCGACCTCCTGCTAAGACCCGTCGTGTCGTTGTCTTGAGCGATATCCACGCTCGACCGAGCTGGGAAATCCTAGACAAGGCAATCGCCCTCAACCCCGATATCGTCGTTTTGGCGGGCGACCTGTTCGACGGGCAACAGGCGAATCCGCATGAGAGCGATTTGAAGTTCAAGGCGCGGACTTTGGCGGATGAAAGCAAGGTTCTAGAACGCTTCATTCGTAAGTTGTTAGTAGAGACGGACGCGGTTATCAAGATCATCAGGGGCAATCATGACGATTGGTTCAGCCGCCTTGTGAGTAAACAGGTCGATCGCGCTTTTCATCCGTATGTGATTGACCCTTTAGAGGCGCTTCTAAAAAGCCTTAACAACGATCGCCTTACGCTAGTAAGCCAACCGCTACGTCATAGGCAAGGCGATTGGGTTGAGGAGCTCGCCGAATCGCGTTACTGTTTGGTCGAGGGCGACGCTTTCATCAGCCATATGAACTTTAGCGGTAAATGGGCGGGTGACGCCGTCAAGAAACTTTACGAGTTCTATTTGAAATGGCAACACACGCTTGGCTTGTCTTTACGCCTTTTCATACAAGCGCATGGGCACAAGCAAGCGCTGCTCTACCATGACGGCGGTAATGTGTTGTTAGCGGAGATCGGGGCGTGTGCAAAGCCAAGCGTTGAATCGTACAAATTAGCGCAACGGGCAAGCGGCTCGCCGATGGTACAGGGCGGCTGCACTTTTGAGCAGGAGCTCGTCAACGGCAAATGGCGTACCTTTTTAGGGACGTTTAGATTTCTAGACTTGTTATAGCGGGGTGTTCGGATATGGACAAGCTAATGGTGAAGCTAGTCTTAGCGTAGGCGTTGGGCGTAAGCGTATGCTTTTCATTAGTAATGGCTGCAGGGTATTTGTGTTTCGGCTTAGGTCTTAGAGACGGGTTTAGCAAAGGCGTGTTTTGGCTTGTCGTGACCGTCATTTTAGGCATTGTTTGGCTTTTGACTACCGATGAAAGGTACTGGAAGGTCTAGCGCCATGTTGATTGAAAACGTTTTGGATCGCGGCTTCGTTGAGCTTCAAAGCGTAACGCCCGCCTTCGATCCTGTCGTTGAGCGAGAGCGCGTCCAGCGCGGGCTGTTAACATCCGCCGATTTAGCGGTCGTTAACGCGGCTAGGGTAAGTCGGCTAGGGGCGAGCGTGTCAACGGAGTCAGACAAGCGTCTTATTCAATATTTGGCAAGCCATAAACACACTACACCTTTTGAGCATGTAGTGTTCACTTTTCGTGTCAAAGCGCCAGTAATTGTATGGTGGCAATGGATTCGCCATCGCTGGGCTTCATACAACCTTCAAAGCGGGAGATATACCGCTTATGAAGAAAACGATTGGTATATCCCTATCGAATGGCGTAAGCAAAGCAAAAGCAACAAGCAAGCCAGCGCGGGCGTCTTGCCTGAAGATCAGTGTACTATACTCACCGAATCTTTGATAGAATTGTACGAACAAGCCTACACCCTTTACAAGGAGGCTCTTGATATGGGCGTTGCGCGAGAGCAAGCGCGTCTTTTCTTACCCGCCTTTGGCGTGTATTACATAGGCTATGTCACAGCTAACTTGTGGTCTCTACTGAACTTCATCAGGCTGCGCGACTCGGACGAAGCGCAGGCTGAAATACGGCAATACGCCGTCGCTATCGGGTCGTTAATCAATCGCGTTGCTCCGGTGAGTTACGCGGCATGGCTTGAGCGCGGCATGTCTATTGCCGGTAACGACGGTATACCTAAACAGATGCAATCGGATTTGGCACACGGGGAGTGAGGTGTTAGATGCCAACTAATCGTAAAACCAATCACAAGATCGCGGCGGGCGCTTTGACCATAGCTCAAATGGCTTCGCAACCGCTCATTAAGGATTTCCCTAAGCAAGCCGATCAAGGTGCTGTTGATTGGATTGTGGATAGCGCTAAATCCGATTTGCCAACACGCGCCCGTCAAACCGCATTATCGGGTCGGCAATATGAAGGCGGCTTTTGGTCATGCTCGCTTGTGTTTCCTTACCTTACTTTCGGTATGTGGTCTTACCTAATAAATTTACTGAACTTGACGAACTCGCTTTTTGCCAGCGCGACGGTTCAGGTTTATGACGAGTCGGACTCGCTTGTCACGATTCAAGGCATTGTCATCAAGCCCGAATTCGGCGACTTGCAACCCGTTTTCGGCGGTTACCGTGATGTTCGCTTTAGAATCGTCAACGGGACGAAGCTATGAAGCCTACTAGCGCGCTCACAACAGCGCAACGCGACTCGCTCAAGACGGCTAGGGCGACCGCTTGGTTTTATGCGCGCCCAGATACGGTCGTCGCCACTCTTACCGTGACAAGCGCCCTGAACACGCTAGAGGGGCGCGTCAATGTGAGCGGATCGCTCTCAAACGTGACAGCCGACATGACGGCTAAGGTCAAGCGCGGATCGAACCTTGTCGGTTACTACCGAATCCGCAAAGTGGGCGGCTCTGAACTCTACTTAGGCGCGGATGTAAATGACAAGGGCTTGTTTCAATTCGGGCAAGCGCTGCCACCAATCGCCGCTAACGACACGATTGAAGTCTTAAACCGCTACGATTTGACGGCAAAAATCCCGCGCATTGATACGGGCGCGTCCGTCATTTATGAGGACTACGATATCGCCTATAGCGACCAAAACACGACGCCTGCACCTTACGGGCGCATTTGGATTCGCGAGGCGGCAAGCGGCGCTTGGAGTACGCATTACGGAGGCTTCACAAGCGGCTCGACAATAGACCTTGACATTCGCGTCGAGGCGTACTCTTTTGTGAGCGGCGCTTACAGCTTCAACTTCACGTTTCCATCATCGTGGGTTGTGCTATCCTCAAACACGACCGCGCTTGTCGCCGAGCGGCAAGTCCGCGTGCCAATCGGCGCGTTCAGCTTCACTTGCACCATCACACAAAACGCCAAAACGCGCACTTTGACGCGCTACGTCGTGGTTGACGACCGCGCCAATCCTACGCTTTTCAAGGAGCTGCTTGATTTCAACGCCGAATTCACAACAGAAGGCGTCCGCTTATCGGGACGCCTGCGCGCTCAAGACGCGCAGACCTATCTCAGCGGTATCTCTCAAGGCGCGTTCAGCCTGATCGCTCTCGACACTGAACAAAATGCCGCATTTTCGAGGGTTTACGCGGGATTTTTTGACGGGGGTAGTTATACCTCACGAGAGGCGGAAAGGGCGGCTCAAATCGCCATTTTTGACGTATCCGAAACGCTCAGGCGAGTCTATTGCGCCTCTCAACTTTTCGAGCGCAAATCAACAGTTGATACATGGCAAAAATTGCCTCAGGCGCTCAGTCATCCCGCTTTTGCCGTCTATTGGCTTTTGGATTGGCGCGTCGCCAATTACCATCGCCTGTTCAATTTTGAAGTACACGGAACGGCAGCGGATTACAAGGCGATTGCATTGAAGTCGGATCGCGGCTCGGTTTGGCAGGCGATTCAAGCCATGACAGGTCGCTTGCCGACTGCGATTTTATGCGCAAGCGCGGACGGGCTTCGCATTGATGTACGCCCTGAACTGTTGAGCGCAACAGCGCGCAACGCAATCATCACACGCCACACGATCACGGAAGATGATGTTTCAAGCCTGAACATATCGGTAGCGCAACGCGCGCGTTACCGGCGCGTTAGGCTTGCTGCCTTTTTGCCCGTCGCGGCGGATGATGAAAAGCCGATTCCGATTAGATCGGGCGCGACGGCGATCAACGGCGAGCAAGAGCAGGACATAGACGGCTTGTTAGCGTTCAGTCAAGCCGAGCTGAATCGCGTTGCGGGCGACACGCTTGCCGCGCTCAACGCGCCGTATGAGCGGATTCAATATGAGCTGATCGGCGCGCTCGGCATGGCTTTCATGCCGTATCACCAACAATTCGTAGGCAACAACATCGCGCAAGCCTATCACGAGCTTTTCAGCGCGGCTTTCACGCAACGCTGCATTCCGGTAAGCCTCAGCTTGACTGTAGAGGCAGGCGGCGTTGCGCGGACGAGCTTGACTGTCAAGCCCGAAACGGACGGCGCGGACGGCGTCACCTTGCCGATACCTATTGAGGGCGAACACAGCATCGTCGAGCCGTTTGAATTAC